AAGTATAAAGTATAAAGTATAAAGTATAAAGTATAAAGTATAAAGTATAAAGTATAAAGTATAAAGTATAAAGTATAAAGTATAAAGTATAAAGTATAAAGTAAATTAAATATAAAGATGGCAGACACTATAATTATCAAGAAAAAAGTTATTAAACGCGAGAGAAAACCCGCTCAGGTGATTGCTAACATTGGCGATGAAGAAAAGAAAATAAGAACAAAACCCATAGCTATGGCATTAAATAAATATTTCAGTTCGACGGATACGAGCATTGAAATTGGTGTGGACGAAGCTGGTCGTGGTCCCATGTTAGGCCGGGTTTATACAGCAGCGGTAATTCTACCTAAAGATGACAGTTTTAATCACGCCCTTATGAAAGACAGCAAGAAATTCCATTCCGTCAAAAAAATCCAAGAAGCTGCCGAATATATTAAAAATAATGCACTTTATTGGCGGGTGGCCTATGCGGATGAACGCACTATTGAAGAAATTAATATTCGTAATGCGACACATAGCGCCATGCATGAAGCGATAAAAGACGTGATGCAAAGAAGCAACGGTCAAGAAACAGCTACACAATACCACTTACTTGTGGATGGAAATGATTTTCGTCCCTGCATGACAGTTAATACCGAGTTGGAATTGATACAGATTCCACACACGTGCATTGAAGGAGGAGATAACTTGTATTCGGCGATTGCGGCTGCCTCTATTCTTGCCAAAGTGTCCCGAGATTTGTATATTGAAGACTTGTGCAAACAGGAACCCTTACTGGATGAACGCTATGGTTTATTAGCGAATAAAGGCTACGGAACAAAAATTCATATGGAGGGTATTCAAAAATATGGGATATCATCGTATCATAGGCGGACATTTGGGATTTGTCAAAATTACACTTTTTAGAAAAAAGTGTGGCAAAAATTCAGTGCAAATTCATCGTAAATTCAGTGTTAATTTTATTTGTGGGTTTTGGTCCAACCTTTTTCTAAAAGGTTGTTTTTGTAAAAGGTGTGTTTTAAAATTGAATTACTTTTACTCGCAAGTATCTAAGCAATATAAAATATAAGCATTTAAACGTTACAAACGAACAGATATAACGAACCCAAAAAATGAAAGTACTTGTGTTTGATACTGAAACAACAGGTTTACCAATTGGACGCAATCCCTCCATCATGGATGTACATAAGTGGCCTCATATAGTACAAATGAGCTATATTTTATTTGATACTGTTACCAAGCAAATCGTAACTATGCGTGACGATTTAATAAAAATTCCACTAGAGGTGGAAATTACTCCCGGAAGCGAAGCCATCCACCATATTTCCCGAGAAATGTGCGATGCAAATGGCATTTCTATCAACGATGCACTTAACTATTTTAATAAAGCATTGGGACAAGCCGATGTTATTGTTGGTCACAACATATCCTTTGATAAACGAGTCATCATGGTGGAGTGTAGACGTTCAAATATATATCAAAAATTTACGATGAATGGTGTGCGGAAGGAGGAATATTGTACAATGAAGAAAGGCAGTGCCATATGTGAGATTGTCAAGACATCCGCCGACGGCAACACATATTTTAAGTATCCTACCTTAACTGAATTACACCAGAAACTATTTGATTACAATCCCGAAGGTACGCATGATGCATTAGTTGATGTATTGATTTGTCTGCGATGTTATGTGAAAATCGCAGACGGGTATGATTTTATGGATAGCACAACAAGTGCCGAATATAATGATTTGAAGAATTTGTATACATCGCGGCTTTAGAATAATATATATTGGCACATCTGTTAGACTTGTACTGTTTTTTACAAAAGTATAAATCTAGCGTTTCTTTAAGACGAGCACATTTCGCAACCTTCATCCTTATTTTTTTCCTCTTTAGGGACAATCGTAAATTGCTGAGCCTGATGTTTCGCCTTACGGCGTAAATAATACATACCGGTTTTTAAACCTTTCTCCCAACTATAAAAATGCATGGACGTTAACGTTTTATAATCCGGGTCCTCCAGCCACAAGTTTAAACTCTGACTTTGACAAATAAAGCTTCCCCGATCTGCCGCCATATCAATCAAATGTTTCATCGGGATTTCCCAGACAATTTTATACTTCTGTTTAATATGTTCGGGAAGATGTGTAATTTGTTGAATACTGCCTTTATTCGCAATAATGTTATTCTTCAATTCTTCCGTCCATAAACCCAACTTGTGGAGCTCCGTCATTAAATGTTTGTTCACCAATACAAATTCTCCCGCATTAGTTCGCCGGCTGTAAATATTGCTTGTAAATGGTTCAAAACATTCATTGTTCCCTAGAATTTGCGACGTGGATGCGGTTGGCATCGGTGCCACTAGTAACGAATTGCGGAGGCCATCGGTTTTAATCGCAGCTTTAAGCGTGTTCCAATCATAACGTTCAGATGGCGGCTCTTTTTCCCATAAATCAAATTGTAGTTGACCCTGTGCTGCGGGGGACCCAGTAAAGGTGCTATACGCACCCAAGTGTTCCCGTGCCAAATTGTTTAATTCGTTCGGAATCGGTTGTCGCTCTTGAACTAGTTCCTGAATATTGTAATCCACCATGCGAACATACTCCCGACTGCTCAAAAACTGTTTACTTGTAGATGGATATCTGGTTGTGACAAATACATTATCGCACCCTTTATCATAACCATCCTCTCTATAGGATTGTATAATTTTCATATCTGACTGGCGTTCTTTCGCCAATTCGTGTGACCGTTCAAGAGCCGCGTGATAAATTGTTTCAAAGATGAGTTTATTAATGTATAAGGCATCATCGCTATGAAAGGCGATATCCATGAGAGCAAATGCATCCGCTAACCCTTGCACCCCAATACCAATCGGACGATGCAGTAAATTACTTACACGTGTTTTATCCGTCGGGTAAAAATTAATATCAATGACTTTATTTAAATTCGTCGTCATAACTTTGACGACTTGGTGAAGCAAATCATAATCAAATGTTTTATTGTCTTTCACAAATTTACTTAAGGCAATACTGGCCAAGTTACACACCGCGGTTTCTTCAGCATCACTGTACTCTATAATTTCACTACATAAATTTGACGATTTAATTACCCCCAGGTTCTGCTGATTGCTTTTCTTATTCGCCGCATCTTTATACAATAAATAGGGTGTCCCTGTCTCCATTTGACTATCTAAAATTTTAAACCATAATGCTCGGGCTTTCACAACCTTATTTGCTTTGCCTTCCGCAACATACTTATTATACAGCTGCTGAAAAGCCTCCCCGTAGCAATCTGCTAAGCCGGGGCATTTGTGGGGGCAAAAAAGGGCCCAATCAGCGTCTTGTTTCACTTTCTCCATAAAGAGATCTGGTATCCAGAGAGCATAAAAGAGGTCTCTCGCCCGCAATTCTTCGTCGCCATGATTTTTCTTCAAATCCAAAAAAGACTCCACATCTGCGTGCCACGGTTCCAAATAAATTGCAAAACTACCGTTGCGTTTACCCCCACCCTGATCTACGTAACGGGCGGTGGCATTAAAGACTTGGAGCATGGGGACAATCCCATTACTATTTCCATTGGTTCCCATAATGGCACTGCCTGTGGCACGTATATTATGCATATGTAATCCAATTCCGCCAGCCCATTTGGAAATTTGGGCACATTCCTTTAGCGTATTATAAATGCCATCAATACTATCAGCTTCCAAACTCAGCAGATAACAGGAACTTAATTGTGGATGAGGTGTACCTGCATTAAATAAAGTCGGGGTTGCATGTGTAAAATATTTTTGAGACATTAAATCGTAGGTTTCTTTTACAGCTGATATATCATTCCCGTGAATCCCGAGAGCAACACGCATCCACATATGCTGTGGACGCTCTACGAGTACACCGTTAACGCGCATCAAGTAAGAACGTTCAAGCGTTTTGAATCCGAAATAATCAAAGAGATAATCTCTTTCATAATCAATCAACTGCTCCAGGACATGACGTTTATGTTCATTTTGCATAATATTCCAAAGTTGTTCACTAATAAGAGGCTTATGTTTGCAATGAACATCCGTATTATTATAAAGTGTTTTCATCGCAGTATAGAACGAATCGGTTGTGATTCGGTGATTGTTTGAAACGATAATCCGGTTGGCTAACGTGGAATAATCCAAATGTTTTGTACTGAGAGCGGCACATTGCTCCGCGGTGAGTTCATCAATGACATATGTAGGGATTTTATCATACAACTGGTCAATCACTTTCATGACGAGCTGACTATAGTTAATCATTAACGGAGGAGTCACCTCCGCACCTAATTTCTTCACTCGGTTGAGAATCTTATCAAATGAGACTTCTTGGAAAGTCTCATCACGTTTAATTACTCGCATTTCTTGTTCCATTTGTTATACAAAGAGAGAAGAGTTTATATGATTTTACCACAACCTTTTACAACCTTTTAAGAAAAGGTTGGACCAAAATACAACCTAATCGCAGATAAATTTAGATGTTTTTGTTTTTTTTGGCCTAATATTTTCTTAAAAGGTTGTTTTTGGCCCAACCTTTTTTAAAGGTTGTATTTTGGTCCAACCTTTTAAGAAAAGGTTGTGTATATATAAGAAGATGTTATATTTATTTATTAAAAGTATTTTAATTTTTTTAACATTTTATGGCTTATATAATTTAGCCACATTTCTGTTCTATAAAAAACAGGAAGGATTCTTGAATTTTCCTAATAAACTCTTATCCCCTGGCGATTTTCCTTTAACCGTGGATAAACCACTACTCGTTGATGATTATAATTTAAAAAATCCTCCCTATTTATCTGCATTAAACGCCAGCGACATTTACAAAGAGTATCCGATTTTTCCCGCCCATTCTACCAATATAAATAACATCCGGTATTGGACCAAACCTGAAAACGGTACTTGTTCACGAGCTGAAGTCTGTGGTTATTTGTATGAAGACTATACCGACCAACATATTCCTCCGCCTCCCACTGCTCCTGGTTGGAATAAACGTGTCAATTTTTACGTAGAGGATTATTAGAGTAATACAATAATTTAGGCATTTGAAATAACCTAGGTAATGTTACATCATAAACTTTAATAAAATACTTCAGTATCAATCGTGATATTTTTATTAGTTTCATCAATATTCGCATCTGGACTCGCATCTGGACCCGTTGTGGCATCCACGTCCATCATAGTTGATAAATCAAACAAACATTTCCCGCCCATAACATTCGGTGTATTATCTGTTTTCGCCCTTTTATTAGGTGAACGGTGTTCATACCCATGAACTTTCTCATGTTCAATGGTTTTCCATACATCGGTAAGAATCGGTACAGCCCCCTTAAACCAAAATTTATTGCGCAACACGAGGATACAACTCAATTTGTCTAACCACCAATAGATATTTTTACACCACAAATCATTATGATGTTTGTCCATCATTGCGGTTTCCCATACAGTTAACTCATGTCTACCCGCATTTAATGGCGCATACTCATAGACTGGTTGTCCACTGACAATAAACTGAATCATCATACCTTTTTGTTGGCCCGCTTGGGTTTTATTATAATTGATTTCGCCACAATCACTTGTGTCTTCTACTTCATCGCATTGAGAATCAGCCAAATATGCGTCTTCGTCAGTGTATTCTTTAAATCGGGTTTCTAAGAAATCGCATTCGTTCAAGTTACACACTTCTAATTGCAACTGCATCTGAATCCAATATTCCATTTTAGGAATACCATCAATGTCCCGATTCACAATATTTTTAATTTCTAACATGCGCCCATACCGGTCAGAAGTTTCTAATGTATTAATGCCGTCAGGTGATGCGGCTAAAAATTCCAAGGTGCCGTGTGGTATACAACCAAAATCACTGACGACGGTTTTATATAAAATCTCATACAATTGAACAGAAACTGGTTCATATTTGTGCCCCCAATGCATGGGCGAATCCAATGATGTATGACTATATTTTTCCACATTCAAAGGTTTACATTTATCATAAATCAGCTGATTCCTAGTACTTTCGCTGATAAAGGCTTTCCAGATACTACTTGCAGTCAAATATTTATAACGAAAATTATACCACTCGGCTGTCCGCTGTTCCGGCTGAGGGACATTCTGTAAATAAGTGATTTTCTTCTGGAGTTTCGCAATATTCGGCTTTGCTCTGATAAAAGTTTTATGAAAAGAACGCTTTGGGGCTATCTTTTGGTAAAAGAGTTTTAAGGCTTGTTCAATGCAGAGGGACAATTCATCTTCCATATCATCCATATAATCTGGTATGACATCAGTGAACTGGTGTAAGAGTAAGTCCAACACTTCTAAAATGACATTCTCATGAAAATACGGTTGAATATAAAGCATTGGTTCATTCTCCAATAAATCATTTATAAGTGAATAAGCTGTTTCAACTAAGGTGATTTCTTCATCGTTACTAAAGACAGATTGAACTGTAAAACTGTCTATAATATTTACCAAGGAGTCTGTATTTATCGCCATCTTAAATATATCTATTAGATATTATATAAATTTGATACTTATATCAATTTTATATAATATGTTTTTAATTTTGTTTTAATTTGTTTTATCATCGTTATCACATTTACTTGAGGTAGTCTCTGTTGATTTCTTAACAGGTTTCTTACCATTTCCTAAGGATTTACTGGTGGACACCCGTTTCTCATTCCTTTTAAATGTAAACTTCCGACTGGTGGTATTAAAATGTAAACTCGGAATTGTGGAAATTTTCCCAGTTTGGTTATCATATTGCACATCTTTCACGTGCTGTAATTTCTTCTTATCCAAACTTTCTATCAAATACGATCTAAAATCCTGAATCTCCACTTCGTTTAGTGAAAAAGTCGGGGCAATTGTATCCACATACTCGGATAATTGTTTTATTTTAGCGGTTTTATCTAATTTATTCCACGACTCACTCTTGTTCAATTTACTTTCCTTTTCTAAGAACAAATCAATATTGGCTTTTTTTGAGTGCACCGTTTTAGTTACTTGTGAATCATTTGCACCATTTAAAAACATGTTCTTAAATTTAATATTTTTCAGTTGACGACATTCCTCTGGTATATGAGTATCTGTAGCATCAGATTGTGTGGTTTCCATTATAGTATATAAACCAATAGGTTTAACTCATTTTTGCTTAAATTAATATAAACACATGTTGTATAATTCTTATTTACGCTTTATAAAAGTGTAGCAAAAATATACTTTTATAAAAGTATAGCAAAAATATAGAAATGACCACGCTCAATAAGACAATTACGATTACTGGCAAACACAACATTGACACACTCCATAAATTAGAAAACCCGCGTTCCGGGAGTAAGGCTAAACGGTTGACGATGGACACAGTAAATGAACTGGACATTACCCATAAAGCCCAACTGATGATGCTAAATAAACTTTATATGGACTGTGATTTTCCTTTAAAGTCTCTCTTAGAAAAAGAACTAGAGAGAAAAATACAGGGATATAAAGCTCAAGATATTAAAAAAGACATTTATGCTCCGACCTTACTGATTACTTTAGCGGATACAATAGAGAAACTCTTACCAACTAAATTACTGTGTTATTATTGTAAAACTGCCATTGTCCTCCTGTATAAAAATGTCCGAGAACCTTCACAATGGACATTAGACCGGATTAACAATGATAAATGTCATAGTAACGAAAATACGGTTGTGGCATGTTTAAAATGTAATTTGCAACGGCGGGTCACCCATATTGATAAGTTTACGTTTACCAAGAGTTTGAAAATAACGAAATGTTAAATGCGAATAATACTTGATATTAATTTACCACGATTTATTACAATGGAAGTGAAACAGTCCGATAATATTCACGAAATTTTCCTTTTTAAATGGAGTAAAGGAGAGAAATACGAACAATCACTGAAGAGTGATAAAGAAAAATACCTTATTAAAGAGGAAAATGTTTCAGACGAATACAACAAGATGAAGTGTTTATTGTTTGATGATGGTGCAGAATCATGTATGCGGGTAAGTAACAAGCGCGAAGATGCAAATACAAAATTAAATGAACGGTGTATGATTGAAAATATTAGTCAAAACCCTTTTCTCTCGCGGAATAATTATTTAAATGATTTACAAGTACAAGATGAGTTTCTGAAACCGAAGAATTCTAATTTTAATATAGAAGCTTCATAATTCAAATTTTTACACCTGTACACATGTGGACATTTAAAACGCCGACTTAGCCGCTGGTTATGAATGACAAATGTAACAGTTACCACGTACTTGAAAAGTGCGAAGGTGTATAAAAAGCGCAAGTGTAACAGATATATATATATACTTTTATAGAAGATAAATACTTAAACGCATAGAAATATTTAAATGTATATGACATCCGTCTATACTAGTCAAAATACCTTGCTATTAAATAATTTGATTACTTTTTATAAAGCAGGAGACAATATGGAAAAGATGCTGTCTATTATTAACGGTATGTCTCCAATTTCTCTCAGAATTGTGGACTGGTTTACTACCAATTATGCGAAGAAATATTACACCGTATACGATATTCACCATACCGATTTGAACATTGCGAAAAGGTTCAAAGTGTATGTAGATTACAAACTGAAGCTCCGAGCATACAGTAAAAAACGTTTTGACCCTTTTTGTCGTTGGGATAGGATTAATGTGCCATATAAAAACGGCACGTCTATTCAAACCACGATCGGTCAATTGAATTTTTTCAAATGGGCATTTGAAAATGATGTAATAAAATATATTGAAGCGAATTATGTGACCATAGAGAAGGATATGAATAACCGGAACAGCACTGCGAAGAAAAAGAACACGCCAGTCAACCAAAAGACCCGTAAAAAGCGTGAGGAACTCTCTATCTCTGCCTCAAAAACAATCAAGAACGAGGAGGTGGAGATTGTGGTGAAGTTTAACTAAGTACTTTTTAAGAAAAAGTACGGCAAAAAAACTACCTTTTTAAGAAAAAGTACGGCAAAAAAACTACCTTTTTAAGAAAAAGTACGGCAAAAAAACTACCTTTTTAAGAAAAAGTACGGCAAAAAAACTACCTTTTGATAAAAGGTTCAATCGAATCAGAATGGACCAATTTTGTAGTATGATTATAATATATAATATAATATATTATATTATAATAGCACTGGTATATGAATTTATATTGTCAACGCAATTATTTGACAGTTTATTTTTAATTCATTTTGTCTTATTTTTCTTTTCGGTCAGTGTAATGAAATATGATATTAAATAAAAGATGTTATTATAAATGGCAAAAGGTATTTTTGCGATACTATTTAAATATATATTTTCCTTATTAATTATGGGAAATTCCAATTCCACTAATTATATTAATTTTGAAGATATGCAGGCTTCATTAAATAATAAAGAATATCTTATTATTAATACGCTAATGGAAAACCATCAGCAATGTTTAATTACTGGCACAATTAACATGAGTAATGAAGAAGAAATCTTGAATACTTATTTGAAATCCAACCGAAGTGTACGGATCATTGTTTATGGGATGAACTCCACTGACGTTAATATAACAAAAAAATATGAACAATTATTGGGTCTCGGGTTTGTGAATGTATTTATTTATAGTGGGGGCTTATTTGAGTGGCTGCTGTTACAAGATATTTATAGCAAAGACTTGTTTCCCACCACTGCGAATGAGCGTGATATTTTAAAATATAAAGGACGACAGCAATTTAATGTACGATTATTAGAATAACATTTATCAGTGTTAACAGGCACACAAAGTGTGCCGATTTAAATATTCATCTGTGTAAAATCGGCGATTTTCTCTAACCATCCAGTATAAGCGTCCGTGTCCATTTCTACATTGCCATCTAGTAAAAGGGTGGGCGAGGTTTGCTGTTTTAATAACCAATTTTCGTGGTAGTCATGACACTTTTCTAAATAGCTCAATGGAATAATTTCTCCCTGCCGCCCTCGTTTGATAACCCGTCCAGCCGAGACAGCGGGGTCAGCTTGAATATAAATATGCCAAATATTCGGCAAATCCCCGATAAATTCATTAAACCATTTCATATAAATATTATATTCTATTTCCTCAATCTTGCCATCATCATAAAGCATCTTGGCAAATACTTCGCGATCAGTAAATATACTGCGTTCCATAATAATAATATCCGTTTCTTCTTTCAATGCTTTGCGAATAATTGATAACCGGGAAATATAAGCCATCATTTGGAATGGGAAGGCGTATTTATGTTGATTCTCATAATACTTTTCCAAGATGGTCATGCCATTTGTATCAGTCACAGATGACCAAACATCAACAGGTTCAGGGATATAACTGATCTTCGCGTCAGGATACTTTTCACTTAAAAACGTTTGGATTTTTTGTATTAATGTAGATTTACCGGTACCAATATTGCCTTCAATGGAGATAATAAGTGGAGGTTTTCGTTCTGTCCTACAGAAACAGACGCTTTTAATACTATTCAACATATTTAAGAGATAGGTTATAAATCCCAAGAGTAAACCCATAGATAAGACGCCAAACATATCAGAATAGTTGATATCGTCAACGTTACTATTAATATCCATATTTGATATTAATTGTTATTTATACTATTAATGATATGTTTAATTCAATTCAATTTATATTTAAATTAGTATCTATTTGCACAATAGATAATTAATAAAACGTAGTAGTATGACAAAACGTAGTAGTATGACAAAACGTAGAGGAAATTGTAATTTAAAATTGAATTGCTTTTGTATGTCCTAGCTTTTGATACTATATAAAGATGCATGCAACTAAACCCGACGAGGATGTCTATCATACAAAAAAAAATGTCTCACTGAAAGAATATAAGTTGCACGTCTATGTGTATGATTTAAATATTGTAAATATTCCAAAGGTCGTACACTATGATAAAACAACGAAGCAAATGAAAATGGTCAAAGTCGGCAAAATGAATATAGCAGATTTCTACGGCGAAAAGAGAGAACATATCAGCAATGACATATTCGCAAAAATAAGGGCAGTAATACAAACACTATATGACCACAATATTTTATATATTGACATTACCGGTTACAACTTCATTGAATGCGAAAACAAGATTTGGATTATAGATTTTGAACACGCCCAATATAATGCGAAACAAAATAATAAGTTTGTGGAAAAGTTTTTAGAAGGAGCAAATGAATGGAACCCTGACTTTTTATAAACAACCTTTTGTCAACGAAGCAAGTGGAAAAATTAATAAATTAATAAATTAATAAATTAAAAAGAAGTTTGTTACTTGTGTAACTTTTTTTTAATTTATTGGATATATGTATATATGAATTTAGATAATCTTAAAGATATTATTACTAACAAAGAAATTCAACCAACCATTATTAATGAAAGCAGTAATTTTGTAGTTGTAACTTACTGGTGGGGGAGAGAAATAAATAATCAAAATACTAGCAGACCTTGTATTTCTTTTTTTGAGAAAATATTAAATCAAGTAAAAGATTTGTGTATAAAAACACTTGGAACTTCATCACAACAGATCAATATACAACAAATATACAATAGATTAGAAAACATTATGTCATCTTTAAAATCATTCACAACCATAATAGATAAAACAGCTACCTCATATAATGAAATGATTTATGAACAAATAGGTGTAACACTAAATGAGTCAAATAGGGATAATGTAGCAATTACAAAATTAGAAAAATTCAAAGAAATAAATAAAACACCTGCTGATTACGAGTATAAAAATAAAGAATATGCCGCTCGTATGTTTATGATTATAATGATTGAGGCTATAACTATAACAAAAAGTAATATGCTTCTAATTTATGATACAAATACCAAAATTGCTGTTTTAAGAGCAAGTTTTTTATCTCGGACAGAACCAGTAACCTCAGCCGAGAAAGATATTTATTTGAAAAAAATTGAAGAACTTAATAATATTCTTAAAACCGAAAATACCGCGATTAAAAAAAAGTTAAATACGAAACAAGTTTATAGTAATGAACAAATGAAGGAGTTTGAAAATATGTCTATCTATGAAATATTACATAAAGAATTCAGATTTTTAAGTCCGATGACATATGATAAAATGATTGATAAATGGGAACAAGAGTGTGAAAAGTTTGGATGTAACTATATGGCTGTAGAATACCCTGAATTTGCGAAGCCTGGTGGTTATCAAATGGCAATTAACGCAAAGCCTTTATTCATAAGACAGGCACTAGCCGCTTGTGGCAACCGCTCGGTCTTATATATTGACGGTGATATGTTTATTCGCAAGTATCCCAGTATATTTGATATGCCGGATGTAGATTTCATGGCACGGGGATGGTGGATTGACCCACGTTCAAGCTGGAAAATGGAAGAAAGTATTACTTACGACCCATATACGTTTGAAACATCAGGTGGTACTATGTTCTTTTCACAATCAAACGAAGCTAAACAACTTATTAATGCATGGATTGAAACAGCCGGAAAATCTTATCAAATCGGCAAAGCAGATGATCGCATTCTTTCACTTGTATTTAATACTTATAAATTTCTTTGTTCCATGAAGGTGATTCAATTACCGATTGAATATTTATGGTTGACTTTAGACTACGATGAGAGAATGTTAGATATAGTTTATGATTATGACAAGTATAAGATGCAAGAAACTATTTTTATAGAACATTCTGAATGCCTTACATCAGAAGATACTGCTAGTGGTAGTGGAGCAGCCAGTGACCGCACACCTAAATTTTATGGTTACTTAGAGGAGAATATTGAACCTGTTTCTGAACAGTTTCATGAATACATTATGTTTCCATCAGAGGACATGGTAGACACATTGAAAACTTATTTAGATTTTATGAAAGGGGTACAATATATAAGTGATGGTAATGAATTATTACTTAAAAAAGGGTTGATTAGTTTGGATGTTCCAGCTGATAATGAACAGCCTCTTTATATTACAAATTATAATGATAAATTTGGAAATATAAAATATCCACAGGACAACAGTTTGACGTACAATCAAGTTGCTGATATTAATATGAAGCGTGCTACAAATATGGTAGTGGATAACTTAGAATTAGTTAATATTTCTGAAAATATGATAGAGATTAATAATTTTTCACATTTAATGAAAGAAGAAGATGCTACAAAATACAATCATTCGGCAATTATGTCTTTAATTATTAAACTCTTGCTAGAAGGGAAAACTGTTATATATAACCCAATTGCTATGACTGGTTATGACGGGTCATACTATGATATTTTAAAACAAAACGAGAATACAAAATATCAATCTATGGAATTTATATTTTCGCCCGAATTTACTTCCGGTATGTCTCATTCATCTAACTATTTTTATAAACCCAAAATGCGCATAAATCAGGCGATGATGTTCAAACCTAGTGATATACTAATTAAATTTTTAACTATGTTTTTAACATTAGACGATTTATCTGCCCATTTAAATAACGGGTCATATGAATTTATGTCACGTGTTAGGGTAGGATATATTATTAAAAAAACACAGAAGAATGTAGGTTCAGTCGCAAATATGAAAGGCGGAGATATTAATAATGATGAAGATATTGACCGCTACAGTGAAGGGTTAGATATATTATATAAAGGTGGACGGAGAACTAGACATGATATGAAACCTACAAATATGAACCCTACAAATGTGAAACCTCATAAAATGAACCCTAATAAAGTGAACACTAATACACATAAGACTAGGAAACATAAGACTAGGAAACATAAGGCTAGGAAACATAAGACTAGGAAACATAAGGATAAGAAACATACCACGAAGAAACATACCACGAAGAAACATACCACGAAGAAACATACCACGAAGAAACATACCACGAAGAAACATAAGACTAGAAAAATGTAAATATGCTGGTTAAATTTATGTGGATTAATTTTACTTTACTTGTTGTTTTGGCCCAACCTTTTTCTTTACATTTCGTATCGTGTTGTTTTGGCCCAACATTTTCCTTTACATTTCGTATCGTGTTGTTTTGGCCCAACCTTTTCCAAAAGGTTGTTAAAAGGTTGTTAAAAGGTTGCTATATATTAAAATTGATTTACTTAGGATATAAACACATAATGCACTATACCCTTTATAAAGCATCTCTTACAAGAAAATGGATCTCAATCAACGTAAACTCAGTAAATCCGAATGGGCCAGTATTGAAGTTCCCGTCTCTATTGACGAGAAACGCATTCATGATTTAATTACCGCAGGGTTTCATGATGTGAATTTACAACGCAATCCATCGCAATCCCTATTAAAATATATGAAGATTGCGTTCAGTGCACAAATAGACCTCTACCTATATGTGCACTACATCCAGCCACGCATTCTAGAGTTGCGTGCACGCTACACATTCTCTATTGACATTTTGAAACCCAATGAGCACGTCATGAAAAAAGCCGATTTAATTCGGCTCGCGAATACCGACAAGCTATTGGCCGAACAGCGTGAGAATTTATTTGAATTTATTATCCTGGACCTCTTGAAGAAAATGTTTCAGGAAAACGTAAAACAGAAATATAACACCTATTATACATTGAAAAACCTGATTACATATCGGGTAGAACATGTCAACCAGTGTTTAATTAAAGCGGTTAAAGAAATATTAGTCTACGTGGAAAAGAACGTGGTTCTGAGCGATTTAGTTTATAACGGCCAAAAAATCATTGAACAAAATCCGTTTCTCTTGAAATACGCTGATGAAACTTTATATGATCACCAAAAACAACTGTTCACGCTCTGTAAACAACCACAATCTAAATTAATCCTCTACATTGCCCCTACAGGGACAGGTAAGACCTTGTCACCCCTGGGTTTAACCGAAAATTACAAAGTAATCTTTGTGTGTGCAGCACGCCACGTGGGTCTGGCTTTGGCGAAAGCAGCCATATCCGCCCATAAGAAAGTGGCTTTCGCATTCGGCTGTAATGACGCAGAAGATATTCGGCTCCACTATTTCGCCGCCAAAGAATACTCTGTCAATAAGAAAAGCGGGGGCATTGGTAAAGTGGACAATTCCGTTGGTGATAAAGTAGAGCTGATGATTAGTGATATTCAATCCTATTTGCCTGCGATGTATTATATGCTGGCCTTTAACCCCAAGGAAAAAATTATTCTTTACTGGGATGAGCCAACGATCACTTTAGATTATGTGGAGCATGACTTTCATAAAATTATCAAAGAAAATTGGCGACAAAATCTGATTCCCAATGTGGTGTTATCATCGGCTACTTTACCTCAACGCGAAGAACTCGTTGATACAGTTAATGATTTCTGTGGAAAATTTTATGGGGCGGAAGTGCACGATATTGTGAGCTACGATTGCAAAAAGACGATACCCCTGATAAACAAAGAAGGCTTTGTGGAAATGCCCCATTATCTGAGCGCGGATTATACGGAGATGCAGAAAATCGTTACACATTGTCTCGCGTATAAGACATTGCTTCGGTATCTGGATTTGGGCGAAGCTGTTGCGTTTATAAAACTAATCACGACCTTACAAGTCACCACGCAGCCGGACCTGATAACCAACCGGCGTCTCACGTTAGACTTGCAGTTCCCGACAGTGGACGCAATCAATATGATTAACCTGAAATTGTATTATTTGAATCTACTTGGCAATATTAAACCGGATGCATGGCCCAAGATTTACCAGCAATTATTGAGTGAGCGGGTGAAAAAACAAGCGTCCAATATCCACATTGTCACTAAGGACGCACATACATTAACGGATGGGCCGACGATTTTCTTGGCGGACAATGCGGAGAAAATCGCCCAGTTCTATATTCAAAGTGCTGGTATACCCAATCATATCACGGTGGACATTATGAAAGCAATTGATTTCAATTCGCAACTGAACGAAAAAATCGCGAGAGAAACAAAAGATTTTGAAGACGGCACGAAAAAAGACGAAGGCAAGGAGAAAAAATCTGCGAACACGGACCGGATGGACCCAGAGATGAAAAAGAAACTTCAAACGATTCAGCAATTACAGGCGGCCACGAAACTCATTGTTTTACCGCCCCAGTATGTACCCAACACAACTGAGCATTTGTATAAACACTCTCCTCAACTGTACAATAGAGAAGATCTCCAAAACAAACCGTTTACCAGCAATGTATCAGAAGATTATGTGGAAAAAATTATGCGAATCAGCGATATTGAGGACCATTGGAAACTCTTACTAATGATGGGGATTGGCGTGTTTGCGGAACATAAAAGCGACCGCTACACAGAACTGATGAAGAGTTTAGTACAAGAACAGAAACTCTACTTAATTATTGCCACATCTGATTATATTTATGGCACGAATTACCAGTTCTGTCACGGGTATATTAGTAAAGACTTGGGTCAGATGAGTCAAGAGAAGTGTATTCAGGCGATGGGACGGGTCGGTCGTAATAAATTACAACATGATTATAGTGTGCGTTTCAGAGAGAATGACTTGATTCGGAAACTCTTCCAAAAGGCAGAGCATAGCCCAGAGGTTCTAAATATGAATTTGCTGTTTAATGACAGCTGGTAACTTGAAAAGTGTGAAGGTGTAAAATATATAAAAAATTACTTAAACTTATTCTTACTATTTCTATTATATTTCTACTAGATATATGGCTTTTTTTTCTGTTATGAATAAATTGAAAATACGTGATGTCACCCTAACAAGTATGACAAAGACAAATCCTATTCGTCTTAAGTCATTAGATCAGGGAAAAAATCTTTTTAAAAAAATTCTCTACGAAACTAGACCACATAAGTTGGAAATTGGACTGTTCAGACCATCTTTAAATTACACTTACAAACCGACACATGTTCAAGAGACAATAGAAGATATTAATACCATACAACGTAGTAATACTATACAACGTAATAATACTATACAACGTAATAATACTATACAACGTAATAATACTATACAACGTAATAATACTATACAACGTAATAATACTATACAACGTAATAATACTATACAACGTA